TTCTCGATGATGAGAAAATTATTGAACGTGCTGCAAGTGTCACTAAAGCATATGATGAGTTGATTGCAATGGCCCATCAGTATGACACTGGTAATATGTGGCAATCCGACTTCAAGGATAGTCCAACAGCACAATGGGAAAAGAAAGAACTCAAACGTAAACTTTATCGTGCAGTTGTAAACGTAAATATTCTTGAAGGTATTCGTTTCTATGTTTCTTTTGCATGTACGTTTGCTTTTGGTGAACTTAAACTGATGGAAGGATCTGCAAAGATTATCTCCTTGATTGCTCGTGATGAAAGTCAACATCTAGTAATCACTCAGAATATTCTTAAGAACTGGGCAAATGGTGATGATCCTGAAATGTTAGAAATCATGCAAGAAGAGGAAGAGAACGTTTATGCAATGTTCAGATCTTGTGTAGAAGAAGAAAAAGATTGGGCAGAATATCTGTTCAAAGATGGATCTATGATTGGTCTGAATGCAAAACTACTTCATTCTTATGTTGAGTATATTGCTAATCGTCGTATGAAGTCTATTGGACTGAAACCAATCTTTGACACACCAATGTCAAACAATCCATTGCCATGGACTCAACACTGGTTGAACTCTAAGATGATGCAGAACGCTCCTCAGGAGACTGAGATTGAATCGTATGTCATTGGAGGTATTAAACAGGATGTTAAGAAAGATACGTTCGCTGGTTTCCAGCTATGACAAAAGATTTTGGGAGTGGTTGGAAGGCCCTCGCAATCAAAGATCCAAACCTGACAGACAAACAGTGGACTCTACTAAACCTAGGTCCACAAAGTCTGTCGGACGCATGGCAACTACAAGCTCTAAAATTCAAATACCAGATCCGTGGGATTAGGGAGTCGTAAGACTCCCTTTTTTTGTATCTAAATAAAGGTGGTAGGGTATAAGTTTATGTTGTCAACAGAATATCGTTTGCGGATGGAATATATCTGCAAACGAATTGCTAATAATGAAGAGGTTCAGATAAACGACATGATCTGGGCCCAGAAACTAGCTAAAGCGAATAGATCAGCGGAATCAATGTTGCGTATGGCTAGGAGACAATCGACGCTTCCAGACGCGCCTGAGGGTGGCTTAGACGATTTTATGAATAGGATGGACCTAGGAGATCCCGACCCATCCAATCACCGTACAGGGTTCTCTGGTGCAGATGAAATCGTTGATTGGTTTAGACAAGAAAAATCTGATGACTGGAGACAGAGGGATTGACAAGCATCTAATATCCCAGTAAAATAACTCTGCCAGGGTTGAAAGGGAAATATATAGCTTATATTTAAATCTATAATATGAAACCTCAGAGTGCAAAAGCGAAGGGAAGAAATCTGCAGAAGTGGGTTAGACAAAAATTAATTGAAGCATTAGATATTCATCCTGAAGATATTGAATCTAGAAGTATGGGTGCTGGTGGAGAAGATCTTATTATGGCACGTGCTGCTAGAGAGAAATTTCCACATAGTATTGAATGTAAGAATGTAGAAAAATTAAATGTATGGGAAGCTTATGAACAATCAAAGGCAAATTGTGGTGACTATGAACCTATAGTTGTTATGAAAAAAAATCATAAAAAACCACTAATTGTTGTGGATGCAGAATATTTTATTAGTCTTTTTGATAAATAAAATTGCCTTACCTTTTTCACTATGGAGTCAAATCCAAAGAAGAAAGGGGAAACCAAAAAGGAAAACAAATTTGAGTGGGCTGATGAAGGGGTTTCTACCCTAGTGAGAGTTATTATATTGGGTTGGTCAGCAGCAATTCTGACCCTTAATTATGTAACTGTTCCTGGGATTCCTCAAAAAAACATCGATCCTACTTTTATTGCATCTGTCTTCACTGGTACGCTAGCTACTTTTGGCGTTGTACCTGCTAAAAAGAAAGAAGAAGAAAAACCAAAAGAGGAAAAGAAAGATGAAAAAATTTCTTAGTGCTGTTGTTTTAATTGCTACAATGTTCATGGCAACACCTGCATTTGCAGTTGATGTCCAAATGGGTTCAAACGGAAATCTAGTTTTTGATCCTGCAGAAGTTACTATTTCTGCTGGTGAATCAGTTCATTTTGTTAACAATATGCTTCCACCACACAATGTGGTTGTGGAAGATCATCCAGAAATTTCTCACGAAGCATTAGCAATGATGCCTGGTGAAGAGTTTGATGTTACTTTCCCTGAATCGGGAGACTATACGTATTGGTGTGGTCCACATAAAGGTGCCGGAATGATCGGTACAGTACACGTTGAGTGATTTAAAATGCAAAAAGTAATTAATGTTATTGCACTTCTATCTGGACTGACTTCATTGGCAGTTATCGGTGGAAGTGTTTATGTTATTGTGAATCAAGAGACATGGCAGGAACGAGCAAGAGAAAGACTAACCGAGGTTATTACCGAAGGTGTTACTAGAGCTCTTCCTGGTCTTCTTGATGCTGCAATGCCAGAACTACCAGAAGTCACTGGTCCTGCTATTCCTAGTACAACAGGACCTGCTATTCCTAAACTCCCATGAGTATATTCAACCACGAAAAAGAAGATTATATACCAGCATCACAACCTAAGAAAAAATCTCCTCTGAAAGTTGTTGCTATTGCTGCAGGAACGTTGTTTGCAGTCTCTCATATTGGACTGCTAGGTTATCTTCTGAAAGAAGAACCGAAAGTTCAACAACCTCCAACATTTAATCTTCCTCGTGGTCCTTATTCCTCATACAGAATTAAAGCTGGTAAGGATGGATATGAAATTGAATATCGTGCAGATGATCCTAAGATTTTAGAATCAGAAAGATCTCTTGATCTTGATAAGGAGAAGAGGGGATTCTTTGGTGGTGGTACAGAACAACGTCAAGAATATCGTCGTGATCAGTACACCAGAGAAGGCACCCGTAACATGGGAGGTGCAATAGGTGAAGAGGGAAAGTCTGCGAAAGAAGTAGAATGTTTGATCGCGGACGCTGGAGCACGGTCACAAGGTGCAATGGCAGGAACCGCAATCGCTAGTGGTGTTGCTGCACCTGCACTTGCTAGTATTCCATATGTCGGATGGTTAGCAGGTGGTTGGGCACTACTCTTAGGAAAACAAGTTGGTGAAACTATTGGATCTGAAGTTGGGTCTGCATTCAATGACTGTTAATTAAAGTTTGGTGAGTTTCGTTAAATAAGGCGTATCGTTATTTAAAATTATGGCACAAACGACTTATAAGAAACAGGTAAAGAAAGACGCACAGAATACTTTCTTCCTGTATGTGTTCTTCCATTCTATTTGGACAGGAATTTTTAAATTATTTGAGGACTGATGGAAATTAAAGAGATTAATATTAGTGGTGTTAGTATACCTGATATCACGGTGGTAGATTCTGGTAACTATTCTTCACCTCCTATCCCTGTTGCACCACCTGTAACAATAGATATTGGTGTCCCTATAGTAGACATCCCTGGATGTGTAGAGGCACATGAAACAAATAATCCAAAGAATAATCAGATCAAATCTGATGACGAAAGAGGATTGGTTACGTTTTGCGATTCTGGCATCCCTAGTTTTAATCCTATTCAGTTTGAACCTGAACAGATGATTATCACGGAGCCTGCTCCGATTCCAAAGACTAAGACACCAGATCCACCAGAAACACCAGAAGTAAAACCACCAGAGACAAAGGTTCCTGTTACTACTGCTAATGTAGAATGTCCTACTAAGGTACAGCAGACACAGGAACCTGTTGGATCTTTCGTGGAAGGATTTAGAAAGAAGGTTGTTGGTTATGAACTGATCGACAACACATGTGTACAGATAACAGAAAAAGTCCCGCTACCTCAGCAGATAGTAGCGGGACTTCCAAGTGGTGGACAAGTTGTACAGGTGGGAGGTGTTGCTGTTATTGCGACAACTTCGGCACTGCTTGCAAAACCTCTTGCTGATCTTTTGTTAAAAGCGGTGAAACCTGCCGTGAAGAAAGTCCTGAAGAAGATTGCCTCGATAAGGGGTAAGAAGCCCCCAGTTGTGTCTTCAGGGGCCCGCCGAGCAGAGCAGCGTCAGATGAATCACGCTGTGAAGGAGCTTCGTTCTGTGTTCCCGAGGAGGAAGAAGAAACGGAAGGGATAGCATGGACGTGTGGGTGCTTATGTCCTGGTGGATTATTCACTACGACATCAGCACACACTTTATAATAAGGACTCTTAGGGTGGAATTGTATTCCACGTAACATCAAATCACCACAATTCTTGAGTCTGGCGATCTCAAAATCTAACCGCTTATTAGCAGTGAGTTGTGCATTTAATTCAATCTGTGTTCGTGCTGCTTTCTTACATAATGCCTGCATCTCTTTGTCGGTTGGTGTAC